TGTGTGTGACTTGAATACATAATAGGAATATCTTTCTCTTCCTTTTTGGCTAGTTTAATGAGAGTTGCGTTCTCATCTGCTGGATCTGAATCAGGTGGAATTATTGAATTTGCTACAAAATGTGGCTTTTTCAAGACACGCACAGATCCATTATTCACCCAATCAATTTCCTCAGCACCACAAGCCATAGAGAAAGTAAGAATCCCTTTCTTTGACCATTTGCGAAGTTTACTCGCTTTATCAGGGAAAAGCCACGAATGAAAAATACTGTATACAACAATCTGTTTCACACTTTGCTTTCCAAAGCCATCAACTTCGACGTTTTGGTCTACTAGTTCGGCACCTATAGTCGTACCATAAACTTGAAAGTCATGACGCCAATCTAGAATAGCGGGCTGATATCTATCCAGCTGGCCAGAGTCAATGGCTTCCTTTAAATCTTCAGGATCAAAAGCATCTCCATTTGCGTTAACGAACGGAAGGCTTGTGCATAAAACGCTCTTTAGTAATATGTAATCATTGGGTCTTGCGTTCTTAAAATCAGTTTTCCCGCTTCTAACATACTCTAACTGGGATGGCGCCTCGGCCTCATCGATCATCTCTATAGAACCATTCAACCTAAAACTATAAGGATAACCACCAAAGTCGGCACATGCTTTCGCCTGTTGTTTTGAAAAATCAGGTTTATTAGGCATACTAAAACGCTTTACTTCCAATTTAAAATATTCCTCTTGAGAAATACTGGCGACTACCCCAGGACGAAGTTTCCATTCACCAGCGTCTTTTTTCCATCTACGGTTAATCATAACCATGGCAGACTTGTGAATTTCCTCACTTGGCATGTCGGGGAAAATCCTCCCCAGCTCACTCTTAAAAAAAATTAACTCATTTTCCATAAAACACCTCTCATATATACCCCGTAATGCAAAAAAATATTGCAAAAAAATAAAAAAAAGATAAAAAGCCCTCAAAAAGAGGGCTCATTAATGTAAATTACGACGTTGTACTTGTAGTACTAGAACTTGTTGTACTAGAACTAGTACTTGTAGTACTAGAGCTCGTTGTTGAAGTACTAGAGCTTGTCGATGTGCTAGTGGTCAGACCAAGTTTAGTTATTAGATCTAAAATAGTGATCGTTTTAATCTGGTCTTTATCATTCGCATCAGCGACATTCAACTTGTCGGCGTAGTCAAGCGTCACCGTTTTACCAGTTGGATATAGTTTGTTACTCATGTTGGATTTCTCCTCTTAACGTTAAGATTTAACTCAATAAAATAAAAGCCCGTATGCCTTTTACCACTTCTTGGCAAAATTCTTTCTGGAATTCCTGATTGTTTAATAAAATTTCGTCGTTTGGGTTTGATAAAAATGCTACTTCAACAAGACACGCTGGTATGTTGCTATCCTTCAATCTCCTGAGAACGTAGAAATTGCCGAATATCACACGGCTAAACTTGGAAGTAACATTATCAACCTTATCTGTCGTACTAAATATTGCCTGTGCTAAAGGCTTGTCTTTCTTTGCATTGTAATAATATGTCTGCATATCTTTTGGTTTCTGTGATACGCTGGCATTACAATGAATGCTAACGAATATATGCGCTTTTTCAGTAATTGCCTTGGTCGCCCTGTCGCACAACCTTATGTAGATGTCGTCATCTCTGGTAAGAGATGGGTCGAATGTGGGATTTGCATCGAGAATGCTATATATTTTTTTAGAATATATGAGATTAAGATCTTTTTCTAAAGTGCCTGCTGGACCTACGGCCCCACTATCTTTTCCGCCGTGGCCAGGGTCAATTAGAATGCGTAGCTTCATACGATCACCCAGCCCTCTCTCTGATTTCTCTGTGAATGTCTATATGGCACGGTATACACCTAAATTCCAAGTTGCTTAAATTATTGTCCGCTGGATTGCAATTTTTATGATGAACATGATCTTCTGGTAATCCACAAACAACACATATTGGTTTAAATGTTTTTAAGGCTAATTTTCTAGCTTTTTTTCTTTGGGTATCAAGGAATCTTTGTCCACTTGTATGAATAGTTCTGCCTTTACCACTACACTCTCGGGAACAATATAAACCCCAACCTCTTTTAATCTGAGATTGAGATGCTTTAAATTTTTTACCACAAGTTTTACATTCCTTTTCAACAAGATAACCACTGTCAAAATAGCATTTTTGTGAACAATATTTTCCACAACCTCTTTTTATTTTATATGGGGTAACCATAAACTTTTTACCACAATGCAGACATTCTTTTTCTACAGAAGTTCTTCTTCCAATACCCATACAATCTTGAGAACAATATTTTCCATATCCAAGTAATAACTTACTTGGTATTGTTTCAAATATATCATCACAAACTTTACATTTTACTTTTACTTTTTTTACATAACCAATAGACATGCATTTCATTGAACAGTAAATGCCCGATCCCCTTTTTTTCACACTTAAAGGAATATTAAAAATTTTCTTACAAACCAAACATTCAATATTCACTATATTATTTTCACTTCTGCATTTAACAGAACAATATTTAACCCCACCCCTATTTATACGAGATTGAGATGCTTTAAATTTTTTACCACAATGTTCACACATTATTGAAATTTTTTTATCATAACCCAAGCCCATACATTTTTTAGAACAGTATTTACCACCGCCCTTTTTTATAACAGATGCCCAAGCTGTAAATTTTTTACCACAAGTTTTACATTTTTTCATAAAACTTTTATTAGGATGATAACATTCTATAGAACAATAATGACCACCATCAACATTTAATCGGCTAGGCCAAATCATAAATTTTTTGTTACAAGCTTTACAAATTCTTTCTATAGAATTTATTCTTCCAATATCAAAACATTTTCTAGAACAATATTTACCCTTACCCCTTGCTATCAAAGATGAATAAGTTCCAAATTTTTTATTACATTGTTGACAGGTTGCTTCTATCATTCTGTATCCCTATTAGAATCTGGATCTGGCTTTTTAGAATCAGGATTATCCCCATCCCCGTCAGGAACACCTTCACGGTCATCCTGTTTTGTAAATGGAATATTTGGCAATGGCAAAGTATCCTTTAATCCGCTTTCCTTTTCCTCTTGGGCCTCTTTAATAACTTCATCGGCGGCAACACCTGACATATTCAGATAAGCTCTAATACCAAGTCCACCATTCTCATACATCTTATTAACAATATTCTTAGCTTTCTGTTGATCAGACATTTTAAGAAAATTCCAATGAAATGTTGGAAACTCATCTTTGAAATTATTTTCCTCGGCTATCTGACGAAGTTTATGTTCAATCCAACGCCCAATCATAATCTGATACCGCTCCATTTGAGCAATTGTTTTGGCGTATGATTCAATTCCCTTACCAACACCCTCACCATCTATAAGCACTCTTGGTACAGCTAACGAGGCAAGGATGTCTCTATCGGCTTGTTGGTATCTGTCATTAAGACTTAAAATATTGTTTTGGGAACTGCCAAATTCTTCGGTAGTTAGGTCTTGCCCGCCCCAAATCAAAAAATTCTGTGTCTGTAATTGTCTGAAAGCGCTAACGGCCAAAAGAACCCTGCTATCATCTGGAACAGCTAATGGATGCTGTTCATTTTCCATTCCCAGCTTGACAATCCACACCCGCTGAATTAATCCGTCGATCGTTGCATTATCTAGGGCACGAAGCCTATGCTTAAAGGCTAATGACGGAAAAGCTTTAATTGTAAATGGATTTCCCCAAGCATCTCTTTCGTTGTTTTTACGGCTAAAATGAGTTGTAAACTCAGATGGAAGAATAAATTTTGTTTCGCCACTTTCTTTCATTTTTTTTAACATCTCTGGCGGAATGGTCTTGAGTAAAAGCTTCTGATTATCATCAAGATCACCGCTACCCTGGACAACAGCCTGAAGATCACTGTCCATTTCCACAGTGATAACCTCAATACCCATAGCAGCCAACGCTTCTGGTATTTCACATTCAGCGACATCATGATCAATATAACGTACTGGAAGATTAAAACGCTTTCCACCTAACTCTGGGACAACAGCATGTTCCCACGATTCCGTTACGACAGAATCGCCATCTTGGTATAATTGCCAAAGACAGTGCATTGAAAACAATTCAATCCCGCCTACGGTCTGTACTCTTGTCTCATCCGAATTGATCGCTCCGTTATCGCCCATACTATTAAACCATTTAGCCCAATAGTAACACAGTTTTCTAAGGTCTTCATCTTTACAATTTATATACCAACCACCAAGAGTAGGCACTTCCACTAAAGCCTCTATTGCACTTGCTACAATCCCTTCGTATCTAACCGCTTTTCTACTTAATAGAATTTTATCCTTACGCTCAATAGTATCGGATTCATAGTCTTTTGCGTCAACAAGAAGATTATATCCAGAACTAGTATTGCTAGGAAGTGTACCAGCCATGTGGACATTGCCATCTTTATTAACTTGCCACTCAATATGTGAAGCTGCTTTATTTTTTATATCGGATCCAATGGTTAAAAGCCCGCCCAAATTAGATGGGTTATGCTCAACCGAAAGACCCATTGATTTAGCTTTGTCGTAAATACTTTTTGATAAATCAAGTCGCTCGTCTTTAGTCAACTCAGTCTTAGCCATTATATCTCTCTTCTCATTTTTAGCGTAAAAGTAGGTGCAATAGTCGATGCTACAGATGACCTACTGATATCCTCATCGTGAATAAGTTGCATTATTTCCCCCCATCCGTAGATTGTAGAAGAATATAAATCCTTCAAATCTTGCTCTGGATTAGGAGTTGTAAAGTTAAGCCAATTCTTAGTAGGCTTAATCTTAATCATTCTAAACTGACGAGGTATAACATTTACATAATTTCTAACCATCTGTATTTCCTCGTCTACCTTTTCGTCACCACCACAAAAATAAAATCTTTCTTCCCCCATTGCGGTTTTAAGACTACGGTTCACCTTAGTATTTTCCTCATCTGAATATGAAACAAGGCGGAGTCTATTATTAAAACTTAGCAATTGACCTTTTCTATCCTTAAGAAGTGTTGCAATGCCCCCCTCATCATCATCATTTGGGTCGTACAGAATCTCAAAATCAGGGGCTATGCCCTCCTTTACTACTCTGTAGAGCTGATCACGAACACTCGAACCACCACCTCTTTTATCTAGGGCAACAACGACTATGTTTTCAAACATTGACATTATCTCATAGATCTTTAGTGCTGCGTCCGTATCCTGCATATGCTTCTCTTCGTAAGCCCAAATCGTATTACAGAACTTTGTTTTACCTTCCTGTGTAACTGGATTCCAAACCCCCGTAGATAATGGACCCATTCTAGTTACGGTGAAAGATGTCATATCATGTTCACGGGCAACATCAACACTAAGAACACATGGATCCGCACACTTTAACTTTGGGCGTAGATACATTGTAGCCACTTCCATATCGGGTCCAGTGAGTTCCATATACTCTTCGTCTGTAAATACTCTTTTCTCGGCTACGGCATTAATTAAACCAAATGGATAATAATCTCCAGTTGCCCTCATTGGTACACATAAATGCTCACTACGCCAAGATTCAATATCTGTAGTTATCTTGTCAAGTTCTCCCTCAAGGTCATCGACTTTGATGCCATAAGGAACACTCCAAAATTTTAACTTCTTATTGAAATACTTCGTTTCATATTTATATTCTTCCCCATCTTTTGCTTCGTCGAATGCATCTGGATAAATAAACTTAACAACAAGATGGTGCTCACTACCCTCTTTTATCAATCTCATGTACTCTTCAAGTTCTTTAGTATAATCATCTTCTTCATATTGAAGTGTGCCAGAGTCAATATTCTTATTTTCGTATTCAGCTTTTTGTGTTATGACATTGTAATCTATAATAGAGAAAGGGCGTATAACACGATCTTTAATTTCTTTCTTTAATCCACGTCTCTCATCTACTTGTACAATGTGGGCACGAAAACCACGAATGGCGTCGCCCTTCACCCCGATGGGGGCAGTGCCAATAACACTACCATTAAGAAATTCTAACTTCCAAAGGTCTGGATCCTTACGCACTAAACTTCCAGAAAGTCTCTTACCACCAGTATTAATCATAGCCCTAACAAAGCCATTATCTTCCTGTCCATCCTTCTCACCCTTTATGATACTCTCTGCTTCCTCAAGTATCATTTTACCCTGACGAAAACCCTCCGCTCCAAGCGAGAGTACTTTTAATCTAGGATATAAAACGCAAGACAGAATCCCAAACAATGCCTCACCGAAAGTTTTTGACATACCACGGGAAAAGATCCTTATAATATCTCTAGCCTCAGTTTGCCAGTTTAATCTTAGATCAAGTCTCTGGTGTGTGGATAGGGTTATTCCTATCAAATCCCTAACAGCAAGAACTGGATAAGCTCTATAGAATAGATACATTTGAGGGAATAAAAACAATTCTTCTCTAGATAGTTTTACATCACTCATGCTTCTTATCCACAAAAGCTTTCACATTCTTATATGTTAAAGGCTTTCCATCAACATCGTTTCCATAAAGAGTTTTGAACCATGACATTGCTAAAAATTCTTCTGTGGTTCCACGCTCTACAGCATTTATAACACACTTAGCTTCTTCGAGCTTCCAAAAAGACTCAATCTCAATGTGCTCCGCAAGAGTTTTTCTAAACTTCGTGCTAAGTTGTTCAAGGGTACCACTCTTATCATTACTGATAGCGGCTTGCCTTTGTTTACCAGAGACACCGAGGCTCTCCGTAAGATCTTTTATTTCTTTAGTAAGGTCACGACTAAGTGAAACGTTGTCTATGTCCCTCGCATTAAGAACTGACAGGAAGGCCAGTCTCTCAATCATAAGTTCATCTGCGGTTGTTGTCGAGCTTGGGAAGTCATTGGCGAACTTTTCCTTAAACTCCTCAAACATCGCTTTTTCTCTTAGGGAAAACGTTCTCTCGTTCGGGTCTTCTTTTTCTTCTTTTTTACCACGTTCTTTAATCTTTGCGGATATTTTAGGCTCTCTTCTTCCTATCAAGGAATTGGTACTGATATCATACCCAAAAACTTTAAGCCTTAAAGATAGTTTTTCATACCAATCCGCAGCATTAATTCCTGGTGGTTTCTTCCAAAGACCACCATCTGGCTTAAAGCATGTAGAACATTGTTTTAATATTCCCCTGCAATAAGCCTCTGTATTGGCTTCTGTGTCACAACCTTTAACCTTACCCCAGAAGGCCATAAACATACCGTTCAGTATTTTTAAATACTGATCTTGCGGTATTTCAAAGCTATCTATATTACTATTAAGATTGAGACCACTTTTAGTGTCATCTATCATATTTTCCTACGCTATATAAATATCTTTACACCTTTTGGCGGACGACCTTGTTAAAAATTTTTCGTTGATACACTCATCACAATATTTCTTACCATTGTAGAGTATAACCTTACCAACAAATTTATCTTTACAACCATCACATTTAAATGTAGATTTTTTCTTTTTTGAACCTGTCATTATACAAATTCTCCTTCAATAATCGCTCATACGAACAGTGAGCAGAAAATCCACCCCTCATATATACCCTGTTTTGCAAAAAAAATGCAAACTTTTCTCTCAGTATGCCAACAGCAATGGTTAAATGGTATGAGGCAAGTTGCCTTGAACACCCCATAGCAACACCTAAATCTTCTTGTCTGAATCCTCTTTCGCCCTGCAGGACAAAGAGCTGGTAGTATTTTGGTGAAAGGAATCTTCTGGCAACCGTCTTTATTGACTTCCATTGAATGAAATCGTGCATCCTCATATAATCACCCCAGAGACCATCTTCTTCTGAATAATATTCAATCTGATCCCCAATTGATATTTCTGCATATTTGTGACTTGGCATAAAACCTCGTGAAATATTTCACTTAATACTATAAAAAAAACTATATGTTAAAATATTCTTTAATATCAGTAATTATAGGGTTAACGGCATACGTAATCTGTCCAATGTTTTTAGCAACAACCATATGATCCCATCCCTCTTGATTATCCAGAGCTGTCTCTGATTCATGTTTACTATCCCCATTCGCCTGATGATCGGGTCTGACAATTCTTACAAGCAATGTTTTACAATCCATGTTTCTAATTACATCAAACTCATTTGGATATCTAACGTCTGGGACAAGCACAATGATCCTTTTGGCGTAATTAAAATCCTCAATCAATTTTTCTAAACTTTTTTTGAAATGAAGAACCCATATATCTGGAAAGATTTTTCTGCCAGCTTCACCAAATTTCTGCAAAATAAATCTACCAGTAATCCCACCTAAATGTTCGATGGGCTCGTCCTTGCCCTTTTCATTCCAAAGATTGTAAGTTCTAAGTAAAAACACCTGTCTAACAACCTCCTTTAACTCATTGGCAAAATACATCTTAGAACCAACCGTCACATGATTAGATAGTTCCTCTATAATTAGATCGGCCAAAGTATCTTTTCCATGGCCCGCCTTGCCCGAAATACCTACCACCATAACATTCATACGTTATCTCCAATCCTCATTTACCATTTCTTTATATACAGAGTAAACTTCTGGGTCGTTATAGAGACCCTTGAATCGTTCGGTCTCCATTGTTTCTAAAAACACCTTAACCACGGTTGGGTCGAACATTTTACCACTTTGTGTTGCGATGAGGTTTGCTGCCCTTCCTTCATCCCAAAGTTCTTTGTATCCCCTAAATGCCACGAGTGCGTCATAAACATCTGCAACATGGATTATTCTTGCAAATAAATGTATGTTCTTACCCGATAAACCATCTGGATAACCCATGCCATCAAAGCGCTCATGATGTTGTCTTACCACCATTGATTCTATTTTAAAGAATGGTGCAACCTTAAGTATCATTTCCCCGTATTCTGGATGTTTCCTCACCAAGCCACGCTCAATCTTTGACAGCTTTTTATCCGACAAGATAACCTCAGAGGAGATACCAACCTTTCCTAGATCATGAAGTAAAGCACATCTCCACAGCTGTCCCAGTTCTCTCTCGGGCAACCCAATCCTCTTTCCCACAAGATGAGATATTGTAGCCACCCTGTCTGAGTGTCTAGACGTGTGGATAGAATGTTCATGTACTTCTATAACCCGAAGAAAAGCGATTAGAAAAATCGTTCTTCTGGTGTCAAACTCGGCCTGCCTTGCAATTCTGTCCTGTTCACGCATTATATTGTAAAGGTCATCCTTCATTATCTCTCATTGAATTTACTAGACAGATACCGACGTCTATTGATTTCTGTAAAACCTCATATTTATATTTATATGTAAGTAACTCTTTTTTAACGTCCAAAAGATTTGCTTCACTTTTTTCTATCTTATCATTAAAGGTCATTATATCATTTTTAACCAAGTTCTCTTCAATCCAAGACGCCATAAGATCCTTACTTCTTTTGTAATAATTAGGTATCTTGTCGAACGACTTTGTTAAATGGTAGTTGATAAGATATTTTTTCTTTGTGTTAAGCAGGCTTATGGAAGACTCAATTGCACTAACTTCAATATCGAGGTCAGCTATAAACTGTGCGTTCCACGCCAGTAAGTTAACTTTTGTAATTAACCTGTCCTGTAGCATCCTTATTATATCCTTGGAGGCGACTAAACCAGCCGCCTCTGGATATTCATATTGAGCTAAATCAGACCACTTCTTTTCTTTCACGTAGTTCCTTCTCTCTTAAGATTACATGATGTTCATTATGATGTTTAATACAAAGCCACCTAACATCTATTGGTTTATAATAGTCATCATGATGCATTTCCACTTTTTCATCCCCACAAACCTCGCATGGTTTTTTTATCAATCTTCCAACACCTAAAGCCCTTATAGCCATTCTTCCTGCTGCAATTTTTAATCTATTTCTTTTTGCCCACGCTTTTTTAGCTTCTGTTGTTCCATTGGCACCGAACCCCTTATATAGGCGATGATATTTATCCCGCCCCCTGGTACGTTCTTTAATAAGCCAATCTGGATCCTTACTAAGTCTGCGCTCCCTTTCTTTTACACGTTGCTTTACACAATCCTTACAAATATTTAATCTACCGTCAGACATTTGAAGATGGATATAAAATTCTTCTGCCAGTTTAATCTTCCCACATTTTCTACATGTTTTTTCCATAGCATATACCCCTTTTTTAGTGTTCAAAGGGGTATACGAATCTAAGATAGTAAAGTTCCCTTTTTGTTAAAAGGGTAAATCCGACTCCTCTTCACCATCTTTAGCGGGTGCCTCTTTCTTTGGCGCTTGCGTTTTCGGAAGTGATTCATCCTTATCCTGGATGATACGACCATCACCAAAGTCCAAACGATTTGCGAGAACAAAAGTTTGAGAACGCTTGTTCCCTTCTTTATCTTCCCACTGTTTTTCACGCAGTTTACCCTGAACCATTACCTCCGTACCTTTCTTGGCTACGGCTGCAATACGCTCAGCGAGTCTACGCCATGCAGTTACACGAACCCACGTTGTGTCTTGTGTAAATTCCGTGTCACCGTCTTTCTTATAGTACTCAGAGACAGCGATCGATATATTACACACAGCATCACCATTAGCAGTAAAAGAAACCTCTGGGTCTTGTCCCATACGGCCACACAATGTTACTTCATTCAAATTCATAATGAACTCCTCTCAGTTAATGTCTTCTCTAGCTAAGTTTGCGAATCTTCCAATATCTTTCATGAAGATCGTCTTAGTAGAACCTGTTTCGGCATTTCTTGCCTTCCCCACAATTATTTCCGCTATCCCAGTTGTGGGGGATCCATCTGGAAAAGCGTCTATGTTATAGTACTCTGGTCTGTATATAAAAAGTATTATGTCTGCGTCTTGTTCTAAAGAACCAGATTCCCTTAAATCAGACATCATTGGTCTCGGTGGGTTTCTGGCTTCTACAGCCCTTGATAGTTGTGACAGCGCCATAATCGGTATCTTCAATTCCTTTGCAAGATTCTTAAATGCTCTCGATATGGTGGATATTTCCTGCTGTCTGTTTTCCTTACCACTACTGGAGTCCATTAACTGTAAGTAGTCAACAATAATAAATTCTACGTCATGCATTGAAACCATTCTTCTCGCCACGCCACGTAATGTTGTTTCATTAATTGGTGTTTTGTCATCTATATAGAATGGGTCTGCATTAATTTGTTTCCAAACACTAGATAAGTTGTCAAACTCAATTTCCGTTATCTGCCCAGATTGTATCCTCATACTATTTATCTTCGAAACAGAACTGAGTTGTCTAAGAAATATGCCCTCAGAAGACATTTCAAGAGATATAAAACCAACCGAACGACCCTTGCCGATGTTGTTACGTGCGATTTGCAGAGCAAGTGCTGTCTTTCCCATACTGGGGCGGGCGGCTAATATAACGTAATCACCTTTAACAAAGCCACCAATCAATCTATCAATATCTCTTAGTCCCGTTTCAGCCACAAATGGAGCGACGCCATTCTCACGTATATTACGAAGTTTCTTCATGTATTCAACGCCAATATTGCCAAGCCTAATTGTACTGTTGGTTGATTCTCCACTCTGTGACACTTTAAATAAATCCGATTCAACCTCATCTATAGTTTCTCTGATATGTCCCGTTCTCGCTTCTTGAATCTTGGATATAGAAATTTTTAAGGAAAGAGACATAGATCTTTGTAAGAATTTCTCTTCTAATTCTTCTTGATATGATTTAAAGTTTCCTGGATTTATATCTTCATTTTTAAGTATTTCATATAATTCTTTTATTGTGTCATCTTTATATACAAACTTTGAATCTGATATTTTAGACCTAACCGTTATCGTATCTATTGTTTTACCAGAAACATAGAGGTCTTTTATACTATTAAATATTAAAGCTCTTGAACTAGAGGTAAACCAGTCTTCATTTACATTACCCATAAAGTCAATGTTTTTTGGATCCATCAATATAGCCCCCAAAAATCCGTCCTCAACAACCATTACCTCACTTTCCAAATGCACCCCCAGTTTTCCTTAAAAGACTTGTCAATGCCTCCCTATCCGAGTCGGTAACGCCACCGATTGGAACTACTTCTTCCTCACGACGATTCTTGCGCTCTTCCCTTGTGAGTAGGTGTGATGGTAGTGTTTCTATTGTATGACCAGCCCCCAATAGCTTGTCTCGCTCTCCGCCAGCTGGAAGAACATGCTCCTCTGCATTGTATGATTCTATCCAGTTTTTACTTCTTAGCGCCCCCTCTATAAAGCCAGCATTTGTCTTTCCATTGAAGACGTTTTTATAGTGGATTCTATTGATTACAAAATAGATATATGGCAGATCATATTTATCCTTGAACAGCCACTTGTTAACCAGTGACCAGTATCCACCAAACGATCTTCCGCCAACATACTTCTTAGGAACACCAAGTATGTCTACGAGCATATCATTGATTTGATTCTTTGCGTACTTAATATCTGAAGTGTTGTATTCCATTTATCTCCTATATACAAATTGATAAATCCAATAGCGTGATCTTATTCTCCTCACAAACATGGATTCACCCTTTTTCAAAAATGGATTAAAGTGTGTGTTAAAATATTCTTCCTTAAGTGTGTAAGAAACCATATATCGAGTATCCAATCCAATTTAGTTTTATTGCAAACGGTGAATGGCGTTTTCTTTTCTTCATTTAATTATCATACCCACCACTGCGAGAAACCCAAGACACGCCAGAATGTCCACTGTTGCTCAGGTATATGTTTCTAGTATAGATCACGTCTTATCTCATCATATGACGCATATGGATATGACGGAACGTAAAATACGAAGAACTTATTATAGTCGTTTCGCCATACCTTTACAGCAAACAAAGATTCTTTTTTGTTTAAACCATAATGTTCACTAGCAACATAGTATGTTTCATCCTTCTTCAAACGAATCATCGCCATATGTTTCTCCGTAAATTATTTGTTTAGATTTTTTATGTGGCGTCAATGATATTTCTTCATAGTTTAATCCATGGTATATCATATTTGCTCCAGCCATAAATTTATATCCATCCAGTGCTTTTGAAGTAATATATTGATATGCATCAATCATCAAAACTCTCTACCAGCTCATTAAATTTTTCCTTAATGCTTTTTGTAAGCTTAACCTTAGATACGTTAGCCCACTCTTCAAATATTTCGGACTTTGTCTGCATCTTAGCTATCTTTTCACTTCTTACGCTCGACTTTGGTTCCACGATAGTAGAAACTTTAATTGTAGAATTGCTTAACTTTAAATCCATATCCTTTTTAAATTTCTCTTTATCAAGCTTTGAAGCCATTCCCTCTGGTACCGAAAAGATCACCTTCATATCGGCGTTAGGTAAGAGTTCAAAAGGAAACTTTCCACTACTCATGTATTCCCTTGTTTCCTCTATACTTAATTCAAACTTAACCATATCACGAGCTGGGGTTTTAATAAACTCTCTATTGACAGTCTCAAATTTTTCACCATCAAACGTCCAAAAACAGAACCCAGGTTGCATCTCTTCGTCAAATCTAGTTCTATAATGAGCACCACTATACGCCACTGGCTTACCCTTCAATATATCCTGATCATTTCTATGTATGTGACCAAGCATAGCTGCGTTTATTCCCTCTATAGTAAAATCATCTGGAGATAACATAACCTCATTACCCAAGATCCTTTCACTATTAGCGAGCTCGGCGCCAGCAACAGATATATGCGCCACTATAATCTTTAAGTCACTTTTCTTTTTTGCAAAATTTGATATGAATTTTTTTAAATCTTTAGAGGAATTAAGGTGGGCGTCACCGACGGTATCACCTTCCATCGAAGTTGTTTTTTGATATGGTATTAACCCAAACTCAACTACGGCGGGGTATTCAACATCACGCATTTCATTGTAGGTAACGGTGTCTAAATCACCAAATGAGTAAACACCATGCATTTTATTAAACACTTTTAAAGAATCCTCTGGGTCATGATTGCCTCTAATTATTATTACTGGAGCAATATATGACAAATTACTGATAAAGTCAATAGCAGCTAAATATTCTTTTGAATTAATTTGAGTATTTTTGTGGAATAGATCGCCAGCGTGGACTATAACATCTGGATTGTGTTCAAGTGCGTACTCAACTATAAAATCTGCATTTGAGACGCACTCGTCCAATCTATTCTGCTGGAAATGGCTATCAGCAGTATGGAGTATTTTAAACACCGCAGCCCCTCATAATTAGTGTAGCACATATAGACGTCATGAATAGAAATATTGGTATAAATAGTAACATTAGAAATATAGTAAATCTAGACAGGCGCCTTGTAAATACATTTTTATTATGCGGACTACAAATATTCTCAGCCCACGCCCTAAATGAAAAGATCATTTTAAATCCAATTCTATCTGTTCGGTTTCTTGTTTTGGCGCCACAGCCGATATAATGTACTGTACCATTCTTTTTCTAAGATCAAGGTACTCATTGATCATTGCTTTTAACCCTTCGTCTTCTATTTTATCCATAGATACATTGGCTATTATAAATTCAACACCGTTATTTAAAACAACATTTAATATATCTTGATTATTTAGCATTTCTCATATCCTCGAATCTTTCTTCCGAAATTATACCAATATGATGTTTTCTATAATTAACCAGGAAATCAATTGCTCCCAATGACCCATTCCCTGCCGTCCCGTTCTTGACAAACATAACGCCGCTCTCTGACTTTAATACAGAGCAATTTTTGAAAATAAAGTTTAGTGCAGCATCCTCTGTCCACTTATCGCTTTTACTCATTTGATGCTCCTATTGTCTTCTTCACCATCAATTATCTTTTGGTACTCGCCAGTTCTATAACCATCGTTCTGGCGCTTAATATTAAGGTCTAATTTCTGCTTATAGACCCTGAACAACTCTTCTGCATCTATTCCAGCCACAAGACATTTGGAAATAAAGAAATGTAATTCATCGACAAGTTCAACCTTAAGATTCTGCCTATCAACCAAACCGTGCTTCCACCATTTCCACGGAAGACAGTCTTCGAACTCCATAGACTCGTGCATCTGAGCACGATTGAAATCAAGCAGCCATTTAATACGAAGATCCTCCCAAGCGGGTGCATCATTTGTACAAAGATCTTCAAAGAATCCATCGTGACGCTCTTTATCGATTGCGAGTGAGTTAAGTTTCTTTTGAAGATTAAACATTTTTTTTAACATTTAGTGCCTTTATTTTTTCTTTACAAAAATTACATTTAAATGGCTTTTTATTCCAATTTATAATATGCAAATCTTTATTGCAATGTGGACACGTAATTACGGAGACAAGTATTTTTACAATAACACACACCCCATTTCATCCATGAATTCAACCATCCAAGGATCGCTTATTCCCTTCTTATCTAAGTAGACTATGCAAGTATTGTGTTTCTCATGACGGCATAAACCATGATCATCTAAATTCCAGTAAGCGCATATAGTACGTTGCTCACCACGCATCCAAACCTTGTCTTCTTTGTAATACTCACATATATCACTAGGATTCATCGAGAATAGCTTTCAAGAAATCCCTTACAACATCTTTCGACGCAACAAAACTAAAATTCTTATTTTTAGATAGTAAGGCCAAATCGAAAACAAAGTGATCACTTACGTCTTCGTCGTTCACAGAAATGATAACTTCGTTATCTTCCTCTTCCGACAATTGTCCAGCAAAAATTTCTTTCTTCATCATGTTTCCTTTCTTATTTTTTCACCACACCAAACACAGATGTCGTAAATGTATTCATCATACAGAGTTATTCTTCTAACCCCTTCGTCTGACATGAATGTATGGTCATCAATTTTTAAATTTTGATTTTTTTGTCTCTCAGTAAACCGTGGTTCGAAGTTATGTTTTTTATTCTTATTAGCCACACAAACGCTCATATGAGCTCCCATAAATAAATTATAATCATTACCAACAAAGTTAAGCTCGTAAAAAATCCAGTAAACAACCACTTAACAAATATTGACTTCATTTTACCACGATTCTCATCTAACAATACCATAATATAATACCTTAAATTATCTTTGTCAATTTTTTTTGTAATTCTCTGAATGCCTTAACCGTCTTATACTGTCTTGGTGAAATCATTAACTCTCCATTCCTCCGAGCAGGAACAACATTAGATTTGAACATGGATTCTGGTTTTCTTACTATCATGATGATCATAGTGTGGTCGTTGTTGACGTCATGCTCGTTGTACTATGCGTCGAATATAATATGCTGTCACGGGGCCATCCAAATATATTTAACTCCCTATTTTTCATAAACTCAGCATAATCATCATTCGAGCTTTTAAACAAAGATTGTTTCATCTTTGGCTTTCCTATTTTACTATACCCCGTGGTAGAGCCAATATAATTCATATGTTGATTCATGGACTTAGTAGTAGTATATGTTTTACTAAATGCCTTGCCCAAACCAGCAATAGAAGTTATTGCACTTCCAAACAAACGTTCTATCAATGCGCCTCAAAATTAAGAAGAAAACGTTTCAACGCACGATCCCAAAAATCCATTTTATTTACTCGAATAACATCAAGGTTCTTATTAGTTAACAAAAGATTCTTAGGAACGTTCCCTAAATCTAATTCAACTGGAAGAACTGTTACATTTAATCTTAACTCTTCTACTATTAATTTAGCAAAATCAGCGTAAGTACAATCACCTATCGACACCATATGATATAATCCATATTCTTTAGTATCAGCAAGAAAAACCATATTCTTTGCTATTTGCATCGTCCAAGTTGGGGAAAGTTTGTAATTAGAAGGAACTTCCATAACATCACTTTCACCAGCTAAGCGAATAGTCTCTAAAATAAAGTTAGTTCCCTCTCCCCTACTAGGGTTCAATCCATAAACCCCACCAATACGTATGATGAAATGTTTATCACAATGTATCTTAACCATGTGCTCACCAGCAAGTTTAGAAATTCCAAATATAGTTCTTGGTTCTGGCTTTTCCTCTTCATTAGAATAACTGTTTTTTACACCATCAAATACATAGTCCGTACTAAAGTGAATTATTTCCGCCCCTATACTTTTCGCATATCCAGCAACATTACCAGCACCAACAGCGTTAACCATAAAAGCTTGGTATGGCGACGACTCACATACATCAAATGGGCATGACGCCGTATTGATTATTATCTCTGGTATCCAATCACCAAACGCACTACTAAATGTTGTTGGATCCGATATTTCAATCTGCCCGTGATCAAGGCTCATAACCTCTTGGTGTTTTAATGTTAAGAACTCAACAATATCTTGACCAAGCATACCGTTAGCGCCTATGACGGCAATTTTCATAATCTACCCTCTATCTTTTTAAATACTTCTATATTTATTGTGGTTGGATCATCATAATAGTATGCATTAAGCTTATGGTTGGTGTACAACTCATCTATCGTTACTTCGATAGTATTGTTTCCAGTAAACCCGAGCTGATCCATAGCCTTATCCCAATTAGCACTATAATCCCTAACTTCTTTCTTCTTCAAATTCTTTATCTCAATAGAACTCTGTATACCCTCTTTTTCCATATACTGTTTCATTCTAATTGCAAGATCCATCACAGACATATTCTCAGAAACAATGTTAAAGGGTCCACTAATCTCGGGGGGAGCAAAGATAGCCAGTGAATACGCTCGAACAGCATCAGTTATATCAAGTAATGGGCGAAACGCCAATGGATCATATACAGTAATTATTTTATCAACCATGGCAGTTTTAAACATTCTATTAACGGCAAGGTCAAATCTCATCCTATCGGAATGACCACCCAATGTTCCTTTGCGGAGTGATATAACTTGGAAATTTTCATCATTCAAAAGCTCAAGACCCTTTTCCGCCTGCCATTTAGATATACCGTATGGATAGTCTGTGTGAGGCTCGCTCCATTCCTCACATCCTCTACCCACGCCATATATAGAACACGAGCTGGCGAAAATAAACTTTTTCACCCCAGCCTTCTTTGCCTGAGATGCACAAATCATTGGATATGCTGTATTGTGTATATAATTTAATTTAGGGCTAAATTCTGCCATAGGATCATTTGACAACCCCGCTAAATATACAACCACCTCGAAGTCTTCATAAAAATCGTCATCAATTTTTGAAACATCATGGGGATAATAACTTGAATTCTTCTTCAGGTAATTCCCAAACCAAAATAAATCAACAACAGTAACGCCCATATTGAGGTTTTGTAGAAAACCAGTAAGACGGGTTCCTAAATATCCGCCACCGCCCAATAAAAGTACTTTCATTGTATACTCCCTGTTATTTCTAAATATCTTGTACTTGGATATTGAAGCATTGTAAAGGAACCTATTTTTGACACACCATCCATTTCTTGCGACACATCTAATTGTGATATTGTAAATTTGCCACTATAAACATTTGTTCTCGCCTGCAGGTCGTAATCAAGCAACTTAGAAATTTCAAAATTCTTTGGGAGTTTATTCTCCACATCGTTAAGTGGTAATTTAACACACAGATAAGCACTTGTGTGCCCCATGTCAGAAGACATAGAGATATTAAAATCAACCATAGGAACATTAAACTTGATTTTTTCCTTACCATTTATTAAGTTAAATGCCATACTATAATTACTTACAGATAGTTCTCCATGGGCATTTTTATCTTCTTGGCGTACCATCATAGATTCGTTTTTTCTTTTCATGTGGACAATATATGACAATAATTTAAGAAAGTCAAATTTTTTCTTGACTTTTATTAATTTATTTGTTATGTTGTTTCAAATGGCGGGGTGGAGAAGTCTGGTGTCTCGCTGGGTTCATATCCCAGAGGTCGCATGTCCGAATCATGCCCCCGCTACTATGTATGAAAATGAAAAAGCACAAAGAGCTAATTTATATCAGCAACCAGAGTGGGATGTTAAGGTATATCTATCACCAAATAATGAAGAGCCATTCCATGCCTCAATGCCATATGTGGGTGAAAAAGAACAGATTATTAGTGATATAATGGATGATGGTGTACATGTTAGCAATTCGTGGTACCCACCAAAATATGTGGATAAAGTAGTGTTCTCACAAAAACGCTTAAAAGGCACAATGATGAGTAAAAGTCCACCTGTTAAGGAATTAAGCCTTGATGATCTTGCCACAGATTATGCCTACAACAGACCTGACCAAGGGATTCCGTTTTGATTATTAATAAATCTAAAGAAGCTTGGGAAATAAGAAAAATTCACAAGGAAACCTCTATTGAAATCATTTTGGACGAAAGAGAGTTTACCATATTCAGAACGTTCTTAAACAAATATAAAAAAGATTTAGAAATAGTCTTTACTACTAAGAAAAAGTTTTTTAAATTAAATCCTAAGAGACAAGAAGAACTTAGGTGGAAATATGAAGAAGATGGAAACAAAATTCGATTTCTGAAGTATCTATGGAATGAGGTAAAAAAAACAAGAGGCTGCGAATGTTCTAAATGCAGTGAAAAAACAAAATACTTGTATATGTTCTGTACGAACATAAAGTATATTAAAGAGTTTCGTTCTCCAAATTTCAAGCTATTATGTGGTAAATGTTGGAGAGACATAAATACTCCCGTTAATATTGACTAAAAAATGCCCCAAGTAAAGGGTCTGGCTTAATAGTCTGGCAAGATTATTTCGTTGACATATTTAAAGGACGTGAGTAGAGTGAAAGATTGACCGAACCTGGTCTCACCAACCCCTTTCACCACCCTTATTGGTTGGCGGTAAAACCTACTATATTTTTTTCTAATTGCTGGACAGAAATGGTAAACTGCATCCAGTTTGATTATTCACAGAGCACTAAAACATGAAGGAAGTTTTTTATGAGAAAAGTTGATTAGGTCACGAGCTAGCGAGTGAACTGAGTACTACCAACTCCTATAAAATACGACTTCATGCAAGTAATCATATGGTACCTAGCATTAAACACGATCTCAAGAAGTGTTTTGAGAAAGTGACTTATATGATTACTTGTCTTATTATAAAGATCTTATCATTGCCCATCCGCAAAGAAGCGATAGAAGAAGATAGATTTAGATTTTTAGATTACAGATAGATGAATGCTTAATTTAAAAATAAGAAAGAAAGTTGGCAAGAAGTCCGTTCTAAAATAGGTTAGATAATTTTGGTTGATTGGTGTAGGCGTACTTGGCGCCCAGTAGGTAGGCTTGTTCTAAATATAGATCGATCTTTTCTTGGGAGTGCTTCTTTTCTTCGAGTTCTTTTAATGGGCGCCTCTTGGCGACCCACAACTTAAATATCTCTTCCTGATCGTGGGCTATTCCATGGCAAATTGCACATAGACATATACCATTATCTAAAAGGTGTCTTGTGGGATGATAGGTTCGTTTGATAATATGGTGGGAATGAAGCTCTTCACGTCTTCCACAGCGCTCGCACTGATGACCAGCACGAAGTTTTACTACATCTCTCCACAGGTTATCAACGGATGTTGTTAATTTCAAGTATGTAAGCTCCTCCTGCCACGGTCACGGTACCGTATAGCTCGAGCTCCTGTGCATTCCACCCATAAACATGTGTCTCGGCAACATTACCATAAACAGAGCCTTGAGGGAGAACTTTGATTGGCTGTACTATAAAAGCATGATCACATTTATCTACTATAAGGTCAAGAAATTTTGTACCAGTTTCACCATTCATATGTTCCAAAATATCGGAAGCAATTATAAAGTTATAATGATCTAAGTTCGGTAGGATGTCAATCGCATCACCTACATATATATTTGTGTATATTTCCTGC